CTTAGACCAGTTGTGCCACGCTCATATGTGCCAGGGGTGCCGTCGTTAAGAACTGCAGGGTTGTTACCCTCCATGTCTCCACCAACGCCAGCAGCAGAACGAACATTGTAGTCGCCCTTGTTAGCATCTGAACCACCTGAGAATCCAGCATCTGGTTCGTAGTAGAGAGCCTCAGCGCCGCCTTGGTTCTCGTAACGAGCACGCATTGCGAAGATAAGACCAGTAGGACCGCTCATTGGTTGAACGCCAGCGATGTCATAAGCGACAAGGTTAGGCATTGAACGGCGGATTAGGCTGATTAGGATAGGATCGAAACCAGCGAGACCAGCAGTGTTGGTCGATGATAGAGCTGAACCAGCAGGTGAGATGGTGCCAGCGCCGAGTGAGTTAACGGCAACCTCGTTGAGCATACCATGCTCTTCGCGGATTGCACGCTCTTGGTTTTCTAGCAGGGAAGCAACAACCTGTCTGCGATAAGCATCCTTAATTTCAGGAAGATCTTTGTGACCGAGAACAGGTGCCCACTTTTCCTGCAATTGTCTTGAACTTGACATTTGCTTTTACTCCGTTGAGTTATTGGGTTAAAATTATTTATTATAATCAGTTGCTCCAGCGTGAAATCGCCTGAAGATATGCTGCCATTACTGGCGACACTTCTTCTGATGATTGCTCGCCCGAGACTTCAGGTGTTACTTGCTCATTAACTACATGCTTAGGGAAGTAGCTTCCGATAAGTGTCGAAACCTTGCTGCGGAAGTCTTCTTCCGAAACAAACTCAACACCTTCTGCAAGAGAAGCAAGTTTTTCTCTTTGAGTATCAACAAGACCCTCGCTCATTTGATTGAGAACTACTTGTTTATGATAACCATTGAGTTTATTATTAAGATCAATGTTACGCTCAACCTGTTCGTTGAGACGACCTTCCATTTCACAAAGCTCCTCGGTCATGGTAGCCACGACATCTACCTTCTCTGATGGAAGGTCGAGGTAGTTTTCTTCAAAAACTTTTTTGAGACCACCCATGAACTCTTCAGCAATCTCAAGCTTGAGACCTGCATCGAGTGCAACTTGGTTCTCTTCTACCCAAGTGGTGATTGCATAGTTGAGTGTTTCATCAACTTTCTCTGAAAGGGCAGCAATCTCCTCTTGTAGTTTTGCGGAGAACTGCTCTTCTAGAGTTGAAGCAATAGCATTTACTTGCTCTTCGATGCGTGACTTAACAGCAGCTTCGAAAATTGTTGTTGCTTTTGCTTTGAACTCTTCAGAGAATTCTTCGCCTTCGGTAAGAGCAGCAACATCTTCCTCAGCGGAATAGTTGATTGCTTCCATACCAAATACTTTTGTATTGTTAGGACCATTCTCAACGCCATACCCAGATGACTTAACCGAGAAGCCTGAATCTTGGTGCTTGCCGCGAGTTTGCTCATCGCTAACTTTGCTGTTATGCTTAGCAGCTTTTGCTCCAGGATTATCCTCACCTTCTGGTGATTCGAAATCCGAACCGCCGTTATCTTCCTCGGATTGACCAGGAGCAAGAGAGGTAGGTAGTTCAAAACCTGAATCTTTATGACCGCCGCGAGTTTGCGCGTCACTTACTTGACCAGTTACAGGATGCATGTATTGACCGATACCAGATGATTGACCAGGAACAATAGCGGGGGAGAGCGCACTTGTCATAACATCTGACTCAGTTACAAGCTCCTCAAACTTTTCGTTTAAGTTATCTGACATTTGAGATTCCTCGTAATTCTACTATATGTTTATTCTATGATTATTTATTAAATTACAAATTTTGTAAGAAGTGGTTGAACGCTTTCAACGACCTCTCCTCAAGATTTTTTCTGGTAGATTCAGAAATATATCTTTGGTATTTAGCAATATTAACTTCCTTAATAATGCCATTTTCCCATACCCACTCTTTTCCTTCCATGATTCCATTCACAAATGCGTCAGGTGCGGAGGGATCTGCTACAATGTCAGCAGCAGTTGCAAGCATGAAATCATCACGAACATAATTGGCACCGTTCTTCTCTTCGATAGAACCCATGCCTCTAGAAGAAACACCAAGCTTAACTCCTGATTCTAGGAGAGACTTGGCGATGTTTCCCATAGGTGTATTTAGAATCTGTGCTTTACCTACAAAATTAGAACCCTCTGCTTTGAGAGAAACAATTTTGTGTGACACGCGATCCAAGTTAACAGTAGGACCATCTGGATGACCTAGTTCACCGAGAGCACGACCAACATTTACATACTGCTCAGTGTATCTACCAACTTCGCGCTCTAGAACGCCAAAGGGATATACACGACCGTTGCGGTTTTTAATATCACCCTGAAGGAATACTCCTTCAATGTAAAGATTTTTTTTACCGTTGGTTTCTTCTTCGAGGATTTGAATATCCTCAATTGCTTCGGTGATTAGTTTCATTGTTCTGGTTCCTCTGCTGGGGTTTCTTCTACCTCCTGTTCAGGAGTTTCTGGTTCATCGAAAAAAGTTTTAGCAACAACTTGCTTGTAATCTTTCATCGCTTCCGCTGCTTTTCCATAGAGGATGTCAGCGATTTTGTCGAGTGCTTGAACTCGATTGCCGTCACGAACGGCATTGACAACTTCAATAGTATCCATTTGATTTACCTATAATAAATTATTTATTTTTCTGAGGTTTTAGGTTTGGGTGCCGCAGCAGGTGCTGGGGGAGGTGGAGGCATTGCTCCAACTTCCAGTGTTGCTGCATTCATTAAGTTGGTGTGAATTGGATCAGGAATCTTGCCTTCCGCAATTTCATTTTCCATTTGCTTAGTAATCTCTTCATATTCAGCATCATTCTGCATTAGAACTTGCTTTCTAACATACTCAATAGAATAATACTTTCCTAGGAAAGGATCTAGAGCAGTTGCTACTTGAAGGCGATTACCCATAAGTTCTGCTTGCTTAAGCTCTTCAAAATGATTATCAAACTGATAGTCATATTGAATATGCTCTTGCATTTCTTCCCAGTCTTCTGGTGCAATTACGCCCTTCAGAATGAGTTGAGTTTTGAGAACATCGTGGAATAGTGCGCTAAATTTCTTACGAAGTCTTGCAATCCACTTGGCGAACTTAAGTTCATCACGTAAAATTTCAGATGAACGACCAAGTGAGAATCCTTGGTTGGCATCATCTAGACGTGATGGTGGGAGGTTGAGTGAGTTGTATAGTTTCTTTTTGAAATATTCAACATCCTTAAGTTCTCCCAGATTTTGACCGCCAGGCAGAGTTGTGATTTCAGTTCCTCTGCCACCTTCACGACGAGGGAGCCAAAAATCTTCAAGCATACTCATATGCTTTTTGTCGTCACGAATCTCACCAGTCTGTGCGTCATAAACTAGTTTGTTTCTGTAACGCGCCATTACCTCTCTGAGGTATTGCTCTGCTTTTACCTTGGGCAGATTACCTACATCGATGTAGAAAATTCTTCTTTCTGGTGCGCGTGACAGACGATAGATAACCAGCGCATCTTCAATCATGCGAAGCTGGTTAAGTGATTTGATTGCTTTGTGTAGGAAACTCAAGACCATTTTTTTGTTGAGGTCTTGAATACTTGAGGTTACATATGTAATTGCATCATTAGCAATCTTGACGCCACTCGTTGCGTTGTTGACATCAAAGGTTGAACTGATGAATCCCTTTGGATTATACATGTAGTATTCTACATAATTTCCAAAGTCATATGCTAAAGCATTTGAAGGGTCTGCAGTATTTGCAGATAATACTTGTGCTAGTCTTGGGTCTTTATTTTGAACTCTGACCTTTTTAATTTTTAATGGGTCTATGTATCTGAGTTCAGTAATACCCGCTTTAGGATTAGCAAGATCGATAACTTTATGGTAATATATGCGACCATCAATATACCAAGTTCTAAAAATTTCATGTGCTCTGGTATCAAATTTTAGAAGACGAAGTATGTATTGAAACTCTTCACGTATTTTCTTTTTAATCGATTCACTTACGTCTAAATTTGATAGTTCAATCTGAACTGGAGTATCATCTAAACTTGAGTTAATTGCTTCGTTAACAATTTCATCAATAGCAGAATCTACTTCTGGATGCATAGACATGTCGCGGTAGCGTTTGATGAGATCAAACTCATTTCGTGCTACCCCGTCAATATCTACATATGAACCAAAATAACCACCAGCTACGGTGGTTACTGCGTCATCTGCTGAAGGAGGAATTGGGGATTGCCCCTTCAATTCCTCCTGCTTAGATTTAATTGAGAATCCAAATAATTGACTCATGTTTAAATTGTCTCACTGACTATAATCTATTTATTACGATCCAGATTGACCTGCTACGACATTATCGTAACTACCAGCGTCTCCTCTTGTCCAATATTGAATCTGGAATTCTACTGTGAAATCCTCGATTTGATCATTGCTGTCATAAGCAAGATCAATCTGAGAAATATTAGTTGGAAAACAACCCCACAATTTGTAACCAGTTACAATTTCACCTTCTGGTGAACTATCTCTTTTTAGTTGCTTGACAACAATATCAGCAAGATATTTGTCTGATCCTGTTGGAGAAACTAAAGTTGCAGTATTTTGTTCATGACGATTAATTTCTTCCATCCAATTTTCCATAGCTCTTCTGATTCTAAAATCAGAATCATTAATAAATGTTGCTGTCCAAGTATCAAAAGTTCTGTCACCAGCAATCTTTACTGTTCTTCCTCTGAAAGGAACTTCGATAACACCTAAGTTAGATGCGGGGAGAGCAGCTGATTTGCAAAGTAGACCAGATAATACTTCATCTTGTTGATCACCAATTTCTGATTTTGGGAATAAAAAGTCAACCTCAAAAAGATTGGGTCTTACTCCATTTTGGATTTTATCTAAAAATCCTTTGACTGATGATTTTGTTAAATTATCTACCGACAACTTCAGAGAATGATACGCCAGTGCGAGTGGCAACAAATGTAATGGTAATGAAGTTAATGGAACGAGAAGGCTTGAGATAGATCTCAGCAACAAATTCGTTTCTGTCAATTACGTCAGCAGTATTATTTGTTTCATCGCAAACTACTAGATAATCAAGAACGCCTCTTTTTGCCTGAACCTCTGATAGATAGGAGTTAACTGCATTTGAGAATGAAGTTCTAGTTGAGAAATCATTCAATTCAAATAGAACATTTTTTGCTAGTTGATTTACTCTCTTTTCTACTGCTAAGAATAAACGACGAACATTAATTCTATCGAATGCACTAGGAGTGGCGAGAGCAGTCTTATCTCCAAAGAGAACTGTTCCTTGACCAGGGAATGAAGTGATAGGATTGATACGTTTTAGGTATAACTTATCTCTGTCAGTTTTAGAAGGTGTATAAGCAAGCTTAACAACACTCTTTAGACTTCCTCTTTGAGTTCCTGCGGGGGAGAACCAATCTTCAGAATTGATAGAAGTTTGAACACAAAGACCAGCAACATCGCCGTTGCAAGGAACATAGCGATAGGTGTCATTATATCTATCGTAGATATATTTGTATCCACTATCAAATACTGCATATGAAGTTGAAGTCAAACCATCAAAGAAACTTAAGATAGCATCTCTTTGAGCTGACGCTGGCGACAAACCAACAAATCCTTTATGTGGGGAAACGAAAGCAACACAGTCTTTTCTAGTTGCAGCTAGATTAATAATAGCAGATGCTTTACTAATCTGATCATTTAAATTACTTAGGCTTCCTCCAGCTAGAACAAAATCAATTGTAATCTCTTCTGTATCGCTGAATAGATCTAAAGCATCACTAATTCTAGAAACATTAGTTGTGTATGCATCAGCACCAGAAGTTAAAGTCAATGAAGAATTACCAGATAATCCTGGGGATCCAGCATAAATTAATGAAGATTTTCTATTCACTACATCTACATAATATCTCGATCCTCCTTGATCATCTTTTGCGGATGAATCTAAAGAAACATAAGTAAATGTTTCAACAATATTACCACTAGCATCCAAAACTGCAATATGCAAATCATCTGATTCTGGTGGAGCTGCTACAATATTACTCCACTTTGTTGAAGTTCCTGCGATGGATAATGTATCGTAAGAAGGAACATCTCCTAATACCCAAGCAACTTTGTAATTATTTGCCCAAGTTCCTGCCGAACGTGCGGCAAACTTCCACTGATATGATGTGTAATTTGCTGCAAATTCATCAGAAGATCTGATGATAGGTGCAACAATACCGCTTACTGTGATTACAGGATATGCTTGTGATAGTGATGTTGATGTTGCTGATGCTTCGAATACTAATAGGATTAGTTCTAGTGTTGGAACATCTGGTTCTCCAGCAGCAGCTTCGTCATCGAATGAAATTGCTGAAGTTCCTAATTGACCTCTTTCTACCACAACCGTATTAGTGTCAGAGTCAACATTGACAATTTTTACAGTCTCGCTGGTTACGAGTGTAGTTGAACCCACTGCAGGAGTTCTTTTGATTACTGCATATACAGGAGCGGATGGGGTGGATGCGGTAAATCCAGATACACTAGTTACAGAAATTGCAGTTTCCGATGTGGTAATTTCTGGAGTTCCATTTGGTTCATTTACAATAGTTGTTGTAGCACTTTCAGTTTTATTCCATTTGGTAACTACCGATCCAGAGGCATAGCTAGCAGCAGCAGTAGATCCTAATTGAGCTCTGGTTACAGTTAAACTCTTTTCGTTGACAGTATTAGTTACTGCAGTTACTGAAAAATATTCATCAGCAATTTTTACAATATCTCCATTTGAAAATGCTGAAGAATCTGCAACTAATAATTTTGTTGCATCGGATGAACTAGAACCAGCATCAGAAACAGCGTTCTTTAATGCTGGGTCATCGATTCTAACAATTTGCAATTGACCGCCATACGAAATAAAAGTTTGTGCGGTAAACCAGTCTTCGTAATTTGAACCATTTGGAGATCCAAATGTTTCTAGTAATTCTTTTTCTGATGCAATGTTGGTGATTGTTCCTACTGGACCTTTTGCGAAGCTACCAACAAAAGCAGCAGTATTTGCTTGAGTGCTTATGATTGTTTGTGTAGTTAAGTCACGCTCTTTAAGAACAATTCCAGGTGATACTTGACCTGCCATGTTTTTCTCCTCGTGAAAGATAGTTCATTTTTTAACTACAAATATTTATGAAAATGACTACTTCCAATGGGGAAACAATGCATGAACATATTACCAGTCAGGATATTGCCACACAAGAGTATCTTTTAATTCTCTTCTAGAAACAATTCTTTTTACAGTGCATTGCTTACATTCATACGAATAAGAAGATGCTAAGTATTTTTTATGTTTTCTAATAACATAGAAGTCGGTCATGAGGTCTTTGGTTTCTCCACAAGACCTGCATGTTCTTTCTTTGAAAAGTAAGTGGTCTAAAGAAAACTCATCTTCGATATCCATCAGAAACCTAACATGTATTCTACGTCTGCATAGGGATTGCCATAACCATCTGTATACCAAACGTTTCCGTCTTCATCTACAAACTTTTCTTCTTCATCTAATCCGTCAACGATGAATCCAAATGGTGCCATGTCTTGCTCAATCTGGTTCTTCTGTTCTTCGTATATGCGCTTGCGAACATCGTTGTCAGTCATCTCCCTAAAGTAGGGTTGAACTGCTAACCATGCAAACAGAACCAGACACATTACAAGGTCATCGTTATATCCATCGTCGGCTTCAAACGATTGATTCTTTTGAATGAATGTGGTAAGTTCACTGATGATCTCATAATCAGAAATCAGAAGTTTGTCATCCTCAATCAATGTTTTTAAGTTAGAGCACCCAACCTTCTTAGTCACTTTCGACATCTTCAGACCAAGTTGAGATTTCGTGCCAGAGAATCCCTGACCTACAATCTGACCTGCTCTACCACGCATGGCACACATCAGAATGTTTGGATACTCCAAATCGTAGTGAAGAATATTAGTTACCTGCTCACCGATATCATTGACTTCTGCTAAGATGTATGCCTTGTTATAGTTCTTTCCAACCTGTTCAATAATGTTGGGAAACAAGATTGGTTTGATTTCGTTGTTTCGATACTTAGCAACTATCTTCCAAGGTAGTGTGGTAATATCAAATACAACAAAAGCGGAGTAATCATTGTTAGTTCCACGGGATACGTCAACCGTCATGATGTAATCTCGGTCTGGTTTTGCTTCCTCGTATACTTTCAATCCTTTACCATTATCTTGAATAGGGTCTTCAAAGACCATGGAACGTAACTTAGCAGCAG